GTTACTTCCATCGCTGCAGGATATTGGCGATAATAAGCGCCGTTCCTGGAATCGATCAAGGTAAGGCAAATGGAACCGTTCTCAAAACCCGGATCAAAAACTCTTTTCACCGTGGCTGTGCCGGTAATATCAACGCCGTCAACGATCACGTCATTCTTTCTGATATCCGAGATCGGGAGGGTGAGGGTTTTCTTCTTTGTTTCTGGGGTGTGTGCTGCCATCAATGCTGACATGGTTTGTTCTCCTTTATTGACTGTATAGTACACCATCGCTTTACGCTTGTCAAGAGCGAATACAGAGCAGTATTTAGGGGGAAATGTAATAATTAATGCTACACACCATGTTTTCGTTGTAAAATGGAATAAAACATTGGACGTTCTTGTACTATGAAGTTAAATAAAGCGCACAAAGAGATTTTATTGACCTGGATTGCGGAAGGTCTGCAGTCAAACGAGATCAACGACAGAGCAGCGTTGTTTCATTCGCCCTTTAATGTTAGCAGAACGCAAGTTGATTATTACAGAAAATCCCGGCATGACAAAATCAGTGAGTTGAAAGAATCTTACGAGAACAAAGCGTTGAATACCGGACTGGCCAGAAAAGGCATCCGGGTAGCCAAGTTACAGAGGTTGGCTCAATTACTTGAAGACGATTTATTCAGGAAGCGATTAACCTGGGTAGAGGACAGGAAAGGTGTTGGTTCGGGTACGGTTGCGGAAGTTTACGATTTCCTCCGATTCAACAAAGCAGAAGTGGACGCTTATCGTGATGTGTTAGACGATATTGCAAAAGAAACTGGCGGGCGTGTTTTGAAGGTTGCCCCAGTAGATCCAACAGGGACAAAAGAATATGGCGCAGACATTGGAGACATTCTCCGAAGCAAATTACTTCCAGAGCTTACCTCCGGAGATTAAGAAAGAACGGCTGGAGAGTTTGACGGATAAAGAGCGATTGGCGCTTTTATTCGATTGGGATTATTGGGCCCGCCCAACCCAGATGCCGCCTATAAATAAAGCGTGGTACATCTGGCTTATTCTTACCGGGAGAGGATGGGGCAAGTCCAGAACCGCAGCAGAATGGATCAGGGCGCAGGTTGAGGCTGGATATAACGGCAGGATTCATTTGATCGGACCAACGGCAGCGGATGTAAGGGACACGATGATAGAAGGGGAATCTGGGATATTAGCAATTTGCCCTCCCTGGAATATGCCGAGATACGAACCAACAAAGCGCAGGGTAACATGGCCCAACGGCGCAAGAATAACCACTTTTTCAGCAGAGATCCCGGACCGGTTGCGTGGCCCTCAGTGTGGATTGATTTGGGCAGACGAGGTTGCATCCTGGCAATATCCGGAAGAAACCTGGGACATGGCAATGTTCGGCTTCAGGAAAGGAACTCCCCGGGGCGTTGTAACAACCACTCCCAGGCCGATAAAGCTGATTAAAGATTTGACTACAACCAAAGGCGTTGTAATCACCAAGGGAAATTCTTATGCTAACAGGGCCAATCTTTCCCCCGTTTATTACGACACGATTATTGCGAAGTACGAAGGGACCCGGTTGGGAGAACAGGAAATCCACGGAAGGATTTTGGAAGATACCCCAGGCGCTTTATGGTCCCTGGACAATATTGCTGACAATAGATGCTCTTATGAGAAATTCAAGGAAGTAGAGCTAGTAAGGATTGCGGTTGCGATAGATCCCGCAGTTTCAGCAAAAGTAACATCTAACGAAACGGGCATTATAGCAGGCGGGGTTGATGCAAATGGAGAAGCCTATATTTTAGCGGACGGATCTGGGATAATGACCCCGATCCAATGGGCCAGGCAAGCGGTAAGGATATTCGCATCATTGAAAGCAGATCGGATAGTTGCGGAAGTAAATAACGGCGGGGATCTGGTTGAATCGAACCTCAGAACCGTTGCTCCCCTGATCCCTTACCAGAAGGTTCACGCCTCCCGGGGCAAACGTGCCAGAGCAGAACCTATTTCATCCCTCTATGAGCAGGGCCTGGTCCACCATGTGGGCGTTTTCCCGGCCTTAGAGGATCAGCAGACAACCTGGGACGCTACAGACGGCAGCACTTCCCCGGATCGCGTAGATGCCTTGGTTTGGCTTTTGACTTATTTGATGCTTGGAATAAAAATGAAGAAAGCAACAAGCAGGAGATCGTGATAATCGGATTAGGACATGCGGATTTTGGTTATACTTGCTCCGGCTGCGGGGAGTTCGTGCCTTACAACGAAGGCCATACTTGCGGTGGGCAATGGATTGAAGATACCAGCGGCCTTTATCCGTTTGCGTTTGGATCAGATAGCGATTTTGTATTGTCACTGACGCTTGACGAAATGAACAAGAAACTGAATCAGATCCTGGACGAAATAAAAGAAATCAGAGAGGAATTGGCATGACTGAATTTGACCGAACCGCCAGGCAGGACGTTATTTGGACAGAGCTAAACGAGATCCGGGAAACCGTTGACAGCGGCTTATTGGATCCCACTGAGGGAGAATATACTGGTGATGATTTAGTTGCCTTACAAGCAGCCTGGGACGCCTTAGAAGATGAGTATAATGCGATCCACACAGACAACGACACGGAAGGATAATGTATGCAGTATCTATTGTTTAAGGAAAGGTTCTGCATACAACCTGGGGATGTAAGGATATATATGGAAAACAACGCGTTCAAGAGTGACCCTAAAGCTATAGAGCAACATACAAAAGAATGGCTTGAAGGACAAAGGCAAGCCGAGATTATGGCATTCCGCTCCGGGGCGCATCCCCCGTGTGAAGACGATTTTCCAGACATATTTTCGGAAGATGCAGCTAAGAGAGCTAGAGCATTCATGGCTTGGAGACTATATGAGTGGGAGGCAATAATAGCCCTGCATAAGTTTTCCCTTCTCGGTGCAGAGAAGTAAAGGAACAAGCACCTGGCGGGTGTTGCGAGATAAACTCTCCAACTCTCCCTTCCGGCTTGGCGGAAGTAAATATCCAAGCATCTCCACTAGAATAAGAGTATTTATATTTCAACAAACAAGCTTTAATTAGAACAAGGAGCAACAAATGTCATATATAGGAACTAAAGAAGTAGCAGTAACAATCTTAAATGCAGCAAGTTTAAGTGCAGCAGTTGAATTGCATGGGGCTGATATTCTTAGGATTAATATGCCCGCTGCCTGGACTGCAGCCGATCTTACCTTCCAGTTATCAGATGATGGGGGAGGAAACTGGTATGGCAACGTTTATTGGGATTGGGGCCCTGAAATGGTAATCGATGCCGATGTTGATATGTCCATCGAATTATCCCCGTTTGTTGGACTGCATAATATTGACCGGATAAAGGTTAGATCCGGTACAGCTGGTGTTCCTGTTGCCCAGGGTGACGATAGGGTTATCACCTTGATTGTTGGCGCAAAGGATTAACTTATGCAAATGCAGCGTATCATTTCCAAACATCAGCATACTGACGGGCTGATCGCTTTGTTCCCGCAGCATCAAATGAGCGGGAATGTATCGTATGATTTCGGCCCTAACCAGGGGCATGGAGTTTTATCAAATGTGAGTTCCCGGTATTCTGATCACTCGGTGTCTAAGGGGCATTTTATGAACGCCTCTGGATATGACAAGAAAGCCTCATCATGGAATAATATTCTTACCCCTGAATTGATTGCTTCTTTTGACGGGAATCATGGATCATTGGTTGTTTTCTGCCAGTTGGATGAATCTTGGGCCTCTGGTCAAGAAGGATACGTTTTAATGTTGAAAACGGATGATGGTGACACAATCGAGGTTTATAAGAGGATAGCAGACAATTCTTTTTGGGTCAGGTATAATCCAGGATCTGGGCATTCAAGAGACCTAACACTTGCAACGACTGATTGGTTCTGCATTGGCATGACCTGGAATAATGAGGTTGCAGACGATGATGCCGATGATGAAGTATTCGTATTTGTGGATGGGATTTTCAATGCCAGGTTGGTTACCTTCCCCTTAATGACGGGTACTTTAGATACTGCAATAATCGGAGCTCATACAACTGAGCCCGCGAAAGTTTGGCATGGCGGGATCGGCCTGGTTGCGCTTTACGATAAAGCGCTATCATCTGACGAAATGTATTATTTAAGTAAACCGTAAGGAGCTAATCATGTCAGTAAGATTTTCACAAGATCAAGGATTGAGAGCTGCCCGGGACGGAAGGGATATTCATAGAAACTTGGTGGACCAGACTGTGACCGCGGGTTTTGTGGTTGAAGTTGGAGCGGGAACTTATTACGATATTCCTGCAGGAAAGCAAGTTATAGTTTCAAGCTTTTGGGTAGGCTGTGAAACGGTAGACGAATTTGCAGCGGCTTACATGGTTTCTTGTGATGCGGTTACCGGGGGGGGGAACGCAACAGCGCTGGGCATGCAGTTGCACGATCATGTAGGAACCAAGAAAGAAGCCGCCGGGCATATTAGACAAGAACTTTATTGCCCTCTTTGTATAAAATATTCTGCGGGTGCAAGATCTGTTTCAATGGCATTAAAAGCAACCGATACATCCACCGTTTGTATGTTTGGCTGGTGCGGTTGGGTAGAAGATGAAGGAACTTTATCTTAGGGAGTAATGAATGGCAGACACAATAACGGCATTAGGTAAATCTTTGGCTTCTTTCGGCACGGAAGACCTGGACGATCAAAGACCGGATTTAGACAGAGCGTATAAGACGTTGAACGGGAAACTATCAACGTATGACAATTTGTGGGATTATTACGACGGGAACCAGCCATTAATGTATACGGCCCGGAGGATGAAGGATTTATTTGCTGATCTGGACCTGTCCACGTTCGTTGAAAACTGGTGCGCGGTGGTTATTGATTCCGCAAACGACCGGATCGATATTGCGGGTGTTGGAGCCAAGGAAAAAGAGACCACAGACTTACTTAAGGAAACGTGGGACGAGTTGGAGCTTGATCTTGAAGCAAGCGATATCCACGAAGCAGCCCTGGTAATCGGGGAATCTTATATGATCGTTTGGCCTCCGGAGGATGGAGCGGTAGATGCGTTTTATAACGACCCCCGGTTGGTGCATTTATTCTACGATCCGTCAAATCCCCGGGAGAAGTGGTATGCTGCAAAATGGTGGGTGGCAGGTGATAATCATATTCGCATGACGCTTTACTATCCTGATCGATTTGAATATTACCGGAGCTCTAAGAAGGCCGAGAATGTTTCATCTTCTAAGGATTTTGAGGTTTACAATCCCGGCGAAGAAGAGGGGGGAGAGGTAGCAGCAAATCCTTATGAGGAGATCCCGGTATTTCACTTTAGGACAGAGCGCAGGAAAGTAAAAGGGGATCTGGTAAACGTGATCCCTCCTCAAAACGCTATCAATAAGCTGGTGACCGATATGATGGTTGCTGCTGAATACGGGGCCTTTAAGCAGAGGTACATTATTGCTAATGCCGATACAAGCCATTTGGAAAACGCCCCCGGTATGCTCTGGGAAATTCCCGCAGGTGATGGTACAGGGCAACAGTCATCCGTTGGGGAGTTCGATTCAACTGATTTGAAGAATTACATCCAGGCGGTTGATCACTTGGCTGTTACTGTGGCGATTATTACCAGGACGCCCAAACACTACCTGTTACAGCAGGGAGGCGGCGATCTTTCTGGTGAAGCATTGATCGCAATGGAAGCGCCCTTAAATAAGCGCTGCCAGGATCATATAGACAAGTTTATCCCGGTATGGAAAGAGGTTATTCAATTCATGCTGAAGGTGTTGGGAAAGAAAGTAGAAAAGAAAGATATCCAGGTTATTTTCAATAAGCCAGAAACCGTCCAGCCAAAGACCGAGGCAGAGATCCGGACCGCTGGGAAAGGTGCTGGATTGCCTTTGAAAACAATGCTCCGGGACGAAGGAAAAGACGAAGCCTGGATCGAGCAAATGGAAAAGGACAAGAAAGAGGAGCAGGAAGCTAATTCTGCCAGCTTGGGAGCTGCTTTAATGGCTAATATCCGGAACGCCAATCAGCCTGGGGAAGCAGAGGAAGATGAACAATGAGAAAATCTGTAAGGATTTTAGGACATGATTACACGATTGAGGTCAGGGAGAACTTGGGTGCATTTGGCAAGGCGTGTTTGTCCAGGGCGCACATTTACATTGACCCGGATTGCACAGACGAACAATTAATCAGTACCCTTCTTCACGAAGCAATAGAGATGATAAATATGCAGTTGGAACTTAGCATGGACCATCAGGCTATTTGCGGAGCGGAAACAGGAATTTATCAATTTCTAACAGAGAACGGGGTAGATTTGACTGTTCTATTAGAGGATAAATAATGCCTGATAGCGCCGTAGTTGCAAGGATGCGAGAATATCAAAAAGCCCTAGTTGCCCGGGATGCTGAAACGATTTATCAGATGGGCAGTCAGTGGTTGCGATTAGAAGAAGCCCTGGAAGCAAATATACGGCTTCTAGCGGTGGAAATAGCTGAAATGGGGGTAGATGTTGACATTTCGACTATTTATCGGCACAGGCGTTATCAGAAGCTTTTAGCACAAACCCAAATGGAGCTCACGAATTACAACATTTGGGCTGCGGAACGCATTATCGAAAATCAAAAGAAAATGGCTGTATTGGGAATTGAACACGCTTCTGATCTATTGACCCTTTCCCTGTTGGAAGGTGGATCTATGGCTTTCTTTGACAGGATCCCGGTATCTGCGCTGCAGTTGATGATTGGAAACGCTGGCAAAGGTGGGCCGGTTTACACGCTCTTAGAGAGCGCTTACCCCACGATGGTTGAGAGTATGACCAATATTTTAATTCAGAATATCGCACTGGGGATCGGGCCGGCAGCAACGGCCAAACAAATGATGAACGGGGCAGCGGAAGGATTGAACCATGCTTTAACGGTTGCCAGAACTGAACAGCTTAGAGTTTATCGGGAAGCGTCCAGGCAGCAATACGAATCCTCCGGAGCGGTAAAAGGATATAAAAGGCTTGCATCTAAGTCCGGGAACACTTGCGCTTTATGCCTTGCCCTGGATGGTGAAATATATCCAACAAGTGATTTGATGAGCGTTCACCCAAACGACCGCTGCGCGATGATTCCCCTGGTTCGCGGAGCCTCAGAACCGATGTGGGAATCCGGGGGAGATTGGTTAGCCAAACAGGACACAGCAACGCAGCAGAAGATATTAGGAAAGGGAGCCCAGGAGCTTTACGCCAACGGCGATATTCAATTAATGGATCTGGTAAAGAAAACAGAACACGACATCTGGGGCCCGTCTTTACAGCAGGTTCCACTTCGGGATTTGACCCCGGTAAATTAGCGAAAATAAATACTTAATGTTATGTAGTCAGGTTTTATTGTAAAATAAAGACAAATCAATTATCTCCCCACGCTGGCGGGATGCTGGCAATAGGTGGGATGCCTAAAATGGAGGTTTTGAAATGAGTAGATTTGTGAAAGGTTTGTATTTTTCCCCAGACGATGGAACTGGCGACGGTGCCGGAGGGGAAGGTGACCAGGAGCAAAAGAATCAGCAGCAGAAACAGGAAAAGGAAGCTTTAGGGTGGGATACCTTTCATGCTTCATTGCCTGAAGAAGCGCAGAAATTAATTTCAGATCGCGAAGGCGGATTGAAAACTGCGTTGAAAACCGAGCGGGATGCCCGGGGAAAAGCAGAAAAAGATTTGAGGGACATTGCAGACAAACTGGAAAAGGGCAGCGATGCCCAGAAAGAAGTACTCAAACTTGCTGATAAAGTTGCCGAAGGAACACAAAAATCAGACTTCTATGAAGAAGCTCACGAGGAAGGTGTCTCCAATCTGAAACTGGCTTATGTTGTGGCCATGCAAGATGGATTAATAAGCAAGCGGGGAAAGATCGACTGGAAAACGTTGAAGGAATCTTATCCCGAATTGTTTAGCAAGATCAAAATTCCAGATGGAGACGCAGGTGATGGAACAGGCAGTAAACGGCCTGGCGGAAAAATGGATATGAATGCCCTGATTCGCAAGAAAGCTGGAAGATAATAATTTCATAATAAAAGGAAGGTAAAGATGCCTTACAGTAATATAATCGACAGGGACGAAGCAGGCGCGTTAATCCCTGAAGAACACAGCGCAGAAATTATTCAGAACTTAACGGAAGGATCAATCGTTATGCGTCTGGGTAAGAAATTAGCAAATATGTCCCGGGCACAAGTTCGTATGCCCGTTTTGTCATTATTCCCGATTGGGTATTTTGTGAGTGGTGATACTGGACTAAAGAAAACCACAGAAGTAAACTGGGAAAACAAATACATCGATGCGGAAGAAATCGCAGTATTTGTCCCAATCTCCAAAGCTGTTTTAGATGATGTTGATTATGACATCTGGGGCGAAATTAAGCCTCTGCTTGTAGAAGAGTTCGGGCGTGTTTTTGACGCTGCGGTTCTTTTCGGAGATAATGCCCCCGCTGCCTGGCCGACTGATGTTTTAGCCGCCTCTGTTGCAGCTGGAAATGATGTAACCCTGGGTGTTGGCGCGGACTTGTATGAGGATATCATGGACGTAAACGGCGTTATTGCTGCTGTTGAATCCGATGGATATTTCCACACTGGCGCGGCTGCCGATATTAGCATGAGGGCCCGATTGCGTGGGCTCCGTGACGCTGATGGAGGATTGATCTTCCAGCGCTCAATGCAGGAATCCGGTTCATATTTCCTTGATGGTGAAGCAATGTATTTCCCGCGGAACGGATGCTGGGACGTTGCACAAGCTCACATGATCTTAGGCGAATGGGATAAGCTGGTCTGGACCCTCCGCCAGGATATCACTTATGATATCTTTGATCAGGCAGTCATTCAGGATGCCACTGGCGCCATTGTTTACAACTTGGCCCAACAGGATATGCTTGCCCTCCGCGCAGTAATGCGGATCGGCTGGCAGGTCCCCAATCCTATCAATCGTTTAGAAGAAACTGAAGCGGATCGTTATCCGTTTGCAGCTCTGATCCCGTAAGGAGGATAAAATCATGGGTTTATATCCAAAAGTACAAGTAAATCATCCTTCAGGATTACCAGAGCATCCAGATAGCAATATCTTTTATGTAAACTATCACGAAGGAACTGATACCACAAAATGGAAGCAAGGCACAAAGAAAGACCGGCCGTTTGCAACACTGACCTATGCAATTGCTCAATGTGATGATGATGAAAACGATGTGATTTATGTAAATACCTACGTTCAGGTTGAAGCTCAACCCATCATTGTCAATAAACGTGCCGTGCAGATTATCGGCCTTCCCAACAATATGCCTGGATATGCAAATCAAGCTCGTTGTTGGATCTTCCCTGATGCTCACGTTACAGGTGGGGTTTTCACAATCTCTGCCGGTGATGTAGTTATCAAGAATATGATGCTTTGGTCAACCGCTGGCCAACCCTGCATTGACTTTGGGGTTGAAGCAACGGCGGTGAGGCAGTTGATCCAGGATTGCTCATTCCATGTTGGATCCTACGGCGTTATGACTGGACCAGCAGCCAATCAACCTTCTCATTATCTAGGGATTATTGATTGTCACTTTGGCCCAGGTTTGACAACTGGTGGAATCCTTCATGCTTCCAATGGCTCCTGGCCTGTAATCTCAGGTTGTTTCTTTGAAACTATTCCAGGTCCGAATATCTCCGTAACTGGCGGTATGGCAGGTGGAAGAATCCTAGATTGTGTATTTCTGCTTGATTCTGATACTGAAGGCGAGGCGATTACTATGGGCGCTGCTTCTTCAAGATGGATGATCCTGAATAACATTGCCAACGACAACACCACAGCGGCTATTACAGCAAACCCGTTCTTAGAACAGGGGGCTGCTAATGTGTGGGCTGGCAATTCAAAGGGTGGCGGTGCCTGGACTGGAATCGCTCCCGCCTAAAGAATGACCAATAAGTAAAATCTATCAGGGGGGAGAAATCCCCCCGAGGAGTAAAATATTATGACTGTCGCACTTGATCAAGAATATGCTCAGGCAGGTTTTTTGAAAATCAATCTTGTCGGAAACGCAGTAGCAGCCGGAGCCGTTGGGGAAGTATTAAATCCCGAAGGTCAGGCCCTACACATTATCGAAGGTTACCTGTATTTTGAAGTTGCTTCAACCGCAGCCTCAACCTTCAATATTGGCATTGGCGCGACCGGATCGGATTCTTCGGATCTTATGTCTGCCATGTTAATGAACAAAACAGCAGGAACCGTTTGGAAAGTTATCGGAACCGATCTTGCCTCTGAGGGCGCTATGACTACCCCCCGCGGTGTTGATTGGGCCGCAACTGAATATCTAACAGTGACAAGCGCAGCCCAGGCATCAACCGGGTTGAAAGCGACCCTGTTAATCAAATACCTCCGACTTGGCGATTTAGCCCAATAAGTTTAATCAAAAATAAGGAGTAAATAAATGTCTGCAACTGCTGCAATGGCGGAACGTCTCCGCAGGATGGTTGACGAACCGACAGAGGATACCTGGGACGACGATGCAATTGATGAGTATATTGAAACTTACCCGTTAATTGACGTTCTCGGAACAGATCCCCAGGAAGTAGATTTTTCCACAAGCCCCCCTACGATTTCAGAAAGGGACGAATGGATCCCAACCTATGACCTTCATGCTGCTGCTGCAGACATTTGGGAAGAAAAGGCTGCCGGGATTGCAGAGAATTATGATTTTTCTGCTGATGGCGGTAACTATTCCCGTAGTCAAAAATATGAACAGTATATGTCAAAATCTCGATTCCACTTAAGCAAGAGATCGGCAAAGGCTTCGAAGGTGTGGGTTGAGCCCAGAAAGATAGTTGAGGAGGAATCAAACAGTGATTAAACTTATTCATCCTAAAACCGGCACAGTCCGAGAAGTTGCAGAAACAAACCAGAACAAAATTAATCTTTTGAAAAGGGCAGGCTTTGTTCCCCTGAAAGGTTATAGGGCTCCCAAGCCCCCAAAGGTGGTTGCTGAAAAGACTGTGGTTGATATTGTAAAAGAAGAAGCTGCAGACCTAGAAGATGCGGAAGCAGAAGGCGCAGAACCGGAAATCGCAATCCACGTTAGTGCTGCTGCCCGGGCGCTCATTGAGAAAAACGATCTGGATCCTACATTGATTGAGGGATCCGGAAAAGATGGCCAGATCACAAAACCGGATGTAAAGGCTTATCTGGAAGAAACAGCATCTAAGGAACAGGAAACCGTTGAGGGTAGTATTCCTAACGAAGATACCCCTGCCCCCGCAGAAGCCCCAGAAACCGCCCCAGAGGAGCCAGTGGTTAGGGCTGCGACTGAGGAAGGAGAGGAAATTGAAAAGGCAATGCGGGACGGCGCGATCAAAGCTACTGAGGAAGAAACTGAGTAATGTTTACAGCTACTGATTTAGCGAATATGAGATCGGCCCAAAATCTCCACATGATGGATGTGTGCAAATTCGGGACCGCTACTCAAACGGCAGATACTTTTAACCAACTGGTAGAAACATTTGCTTATGGTGCCG